GACGTGTCGCTTGGCGTGATCGACACGCTCAAGCCGGTGACGTCAACGAAGGATGTCGAGGTGCTGGTAAAGGTATCGGTCTTGGCCGTGCTGACGATTTGCAGCACACGGAACGCGCCACGCAGGTTGTTCATTTGGGCTGCGGTCAAGACCTGACCGGTGGTGAACGTTGCGGGCAGCGTGGTGGGTGTTGCCATAGTTATTTCATCCTAATACGTTCGTGCCATCAAGCTGACCGTACACGGCATCATTAAGAATCAGCTGGAATACAACCGTGGTCGGGGCCGTGAAATAGGTAATTCGATGCCCTGACTGGAAACTGATGGTGCCCTCGATGCCTTCAACCGACAGCTCGGAGGTCAGGCTTGATAAGCCGGTGACGTCTTTGGTGATGGTGATGGTGTCACCAATGTCCACTTGGGCTGCCAGGTTGCGCTCCGCGTCGGTCAGCATGGAAAAATTAGTGCTCACGGCTGTGTAACGCGGTGATGGTTCAGGTTCAAGCAAGTAGGACGCCAGCGCGTCAATTTCGCTTTGCAAGTGGAGCAGGCTGCCTGTGATCGATTTCGACTGGATGAAGTACGTGGCTTGGCTGCTTAGGTCTTCATCGGTTGCCGTGTTGTTGTTTAGCCCTGCCACGTATGCCCGGTTGACCACGCCATCGGCATCAAATTCAATGTCCACGCGGTCGTAGGCGCTTGCGGTGCCATCATCAGCGAACGTGATGACCGAGCCGCTAAGCGTGGCTCCTATGCGCTGCTGGAAGGTCAATACGCCATCACGCGACATGAACAGGCGGCCTTGCTCTGCCTCGTTTATGGCGTTGAGGTATTGCAGCGTGTTGGTGCCTGCCGCGACGTTGTAGCTCGAGTCGTGGCCCAAATTAACCGTGCCTGTGGCGACATTGGTTGTGCCGGTGTAATCGACTTCGGGCAAGGCCAGCACCGTGGTGATGCGTGCTCCGCTGGTTTCAGAGCTGGGGTTGAATGCCGCCATTTGTGTCTGGCTCAACAGGTAAAAGTCGTCGGCGCATGACACCGAAACGGTGTTGTAGCCAGCCAGGGCGAACTCGTAGGTGTACGACATGACATAACCGATAAACAGGTATTCGCCTGCACGGCTAAGGCGCACTTTACGCATCGGGGCGAGCCCTGGTTTGTCGTTGGTCGGATCGTAATAGGGGCTGTTGGTGTCGTATGGGCCGAGGATGCCTGTTTCGTCAATCATCTCGAATGACAAAGTGCCTGCCGAAAATTGGTCATCAATGTTGCGTCTGCCGCGCCGGTAGGTCACCTCGCGCACGTAGTCGGTGATGTCTGCAAACGTCACATTGGGGCCAAGTGTGTACGTGGTGTTGTTGAGCACGCCTTTGGTTGCGTCATCAAGCCTGAACGAGTTGTAATCAAAGCCGGTGTCAAGCTCGAGCAGGTACGAGCCTGCCTGGACTACGTTGGCAGCCATCAGGCGACCGCTATTTGTGCTGGGCCGCTGCGCCGGTTGTATTGCCTGATTGCGTTCACGATGATGTCGCCCAGGCGATCATCCGCGACGGTGGAATTGATGTTAATGGTGATGTTGCCCATTTGACCCATCTTTGACAGCGGCACGACAGCTTCTGGGCCTGCCTCACCGATCATCGCTAAGGTCGGCCCGGTTACGATGCCGCCCTCTGCAAGCATCGGGATTTGCGGCACGCTGAAACCTTTGCCGCCGAGCCCTGGCACCCAATCGGGCACTTTGAATGACAGTTTGCCGATGGTGCTATTCCACAGCTTTGCGATGCCGTTAAAAATGCTCTTGTAGAAACCCAGCACCGTATTGAGGTAGCCCTTGATGAATTCGACCGAGCCCTCGATGGCGGTCTTGATGAAACTGAACATTGCGTCTACGCCTTTGCGGAATGTCTCGGACTTGTTGTAGGCAATGACGAGTGCTGCTACCAATGCGGCAATTGCAATGACCACCAAGCCGATTGGGTTTGCCGCCATAACAGCATTCAAGATTGCTTGTTGATGGGCCATGATGAATGCGTATGCCGCATGTATTTTCATTGCGGCGTTAACGGCAAGAATGGCAACTGCCAAGGTGCCTATTACGCCCATCAGAATTAGCACAATCGTGGTGTTTTTCTGCATCCACTCCGCGACAGGTATGAGCTTGTCAACCAGCGCCGTTAGCACTGGCAGGAACGCGGCACCAATCGATTCCTGGGCTTCACCGAATTGGATTTGCAGGTTTTTCATCTTGCCTGCCTGCGTTTCGGCAGCTTGACTCGCAGCGCCAGTGTGCACCTCGAGCGCCTGCATCACCTCATCGAATTCAGCGCCACCTTTGATCATTTGCCTGACGTATGGGTCAAGGTTGCCCAGCGCCTTCATGTTGCCGTTGGCAGCCTTTGCCATTGCGTCGGTAACTGTCGCCAGGTCGGTGCCTGTTGAGACTGCGATGTCCTGGGCTTTGACGAGCAGCTCTTGGGCGTAGTTGGCTTCACCTACCGCATTGACGAGCGTCGCCATAGCCGGGCGTAGCTCATCGTCGGTCGTGGCGGTCAGCCTTGACTGTGCGCTGATGAATTCCTCGGTTTTGGCAATCTGCTCATCGGTTGCCATACCGGCGCGACGCATCACGCCTGCCAAGTGATCCTGTGCGGCTGCATCCTCGATCGCGGCCTTGGCAGACACCCCGATGACACCAACCAGGGCACCGATTGCAGCGGTCGCCGGTACGGCAGCCTTGGTCAGTGCGAACTTGGCTTTGGCACCAGCGCCCTCGAGTTGCTTGAACTCCTCGATTGCCGACTTGATGCCTTTGCCATCGAACTCTGAAATGATTGGGATTGTTACAGCCATTAGCCCACCAGCCTACGATTCGCTTCGTCGGTGATTTTCTCAACCAATCGCGCCAGATTTTCGTTGACTTGATCGGCGTGCCGTTCATACGTGGGCCACATCAAACGCGACGGTCGGCCTGCCAGTTGATCGAGCGCAGCAGCCAGGCGGCTCGGTGATGCCTTGCCTGCCATGTCAAAAATCGTGCCTGCCGGGCTTTTCATCGTGACGCTAAACACCGCCAGGCTGTTGCCTCGCTTGCGGTTGCTGAATCGCGCAATGATTGATTTCTGTACCGCCGATTTATCCCACGGCATAATCTTGCCGCCCTTCCAGTTGCGCGCAAAACCGCTCAACGGCAGCTCACGCACCTGTGGCTTGGCGGCATCCACTATCGGCTTGACGATTTGTTTGAACTCGGCCTTGATTGCCTTGGCGGTGTCAGGCTCAAATTTCTGCAAATGGCGCAACGTCTCTTTGACGCCCACAATTGTGACGGTGCTATCGACTGCCATGTCGGTTTGCTTTCTCTGACAGGAACTGCACGGTGCGTAAATCCTCCAACTCGAACGGTACGTTTGGCGGCCAGAATCCGGTGGCAAGCAGCAGGTCTGCTAGCTGGCGCCGGTAACTGCCGCTTCCGTAGGGTTTACCTGTATCGGCTGCACCTCAATCAGCTCATCCAACGCATCCTCAAACTCTGCCCAACTGCGATTCTCTTTGCCCAATTTGGTCAGTTTGTACCAAAACAGCCAGCCGTAATCATCAAGGCGTTCACGTGTCACGAGGTTCTTGCTGCTCGTGCCGTGCGCAGTCTCCCACGCACACACGGTGCCAAGATTCGTCGTGACAGTCTCTGTCACGATTTGCCCCGATGGCTGTGCGTAAGCCATCGTGATCTTTAGTTTCATGGCGTCGTGTCTTCGACGAGCGTGCCACCTACCAGGCTGATTTCGCATTCCTGGAGCTCACCAACCGAGGCATTCACGACATCGACTGATTCCAAGTACGCCCCGGTCACCTGATACTCGACGTTGTCCGAGCTGATAGCGCCGGTGCTGCGACGTGCAGCCACGTAGCAGCGCGTGCCCACCAGGGCAGCAATGGCATTTAGCACCGTGTTGCTGACCAACAGCGTTGCGGTGACTTCCACATTGGTAAGCCCACCCACCATCTGGCGGCCTGTGTCGCCCATCGACGACTGGTCAAGCGCCTCGCGGCTTTTTACGACGCTGACGCTGATCACCTGGTCGGTGTACGCGGTGCCCGGCGACGATGCGCCAATTGCGAAATACGCTGGGCCGAGAATCGTGGTTGCAACTGCCATGTGACGTGACTCCTTGAAGTGGAGGCTCGCTGCAAGCCAATCCGCAGTCTAGTAGCCCTACGGGCTTACTTTGGTGCGTATGGTGAGCTCGTAGGCGCTGTAATCCATGCCGCCATAACTAACCGTTGTTGGGCGTGCCGCTGTCAGCCCAATCTTGGCTTCGCGCACTAGGTCGGCTGTGTCAAGCAGCGTGTCCATGGTGCGGTTGTCTCCGATGCCCGGTGCGATGATTACGACGCGGAATTCCATGTCTGCGTTGACGTTGGTGTTCAACGAAATGGTCGGAGCCTCGACCAAGGCGCACGGTGGGTTGAGTGTGCGCGGATCATCAAACACCTTCAGCCCTGTAATGGCCTGCAGCGTGGTTACGAGCTGGTCGTAGCCGGTTTTGAACAGCTGGTCGGGCATCAGGCGACCTGCGGTTTATTCACACCGAGCAGGCGCATGATTTGACCGAAGTTGCCTGCCACCGGTCCGCCAACAGCAAGCGGATCAAACGACGCCAAGCCCTCAACACTGC